ATATCTGAATTTTGGGCATTTGGCTTTTCCCACCGTTTCCGGTACACTCAGCAATATACCCCCCCCCCCCCATATGCAACAATATGTAACTATGTATCAATTTGTTACATATTTATTCTTTGTCGCCCAGGTTAACAACCTCAATTTTTTGCACGGCTTCGAACTCAATTGTCTCCGCCTCCTTGAACTCTATTGCGTTACTTATCCAAGCAATAGGCGGAGCGATACTCTCACCATTAGTAGTGATGTCTAGTTGTTGCTTCGGCATACCGAACCGATAAGACAACCATAGCTTTATGGCTGAGGTATCTCCCTCCTTAACCTTAAATAGTAACGCTTGCCAAATCTCATTTGGAACACTTACCGCATCCATCTGCTCAATCACTTTTATCTCTTGGATTTTAGGCTTTCGACCCGCCCCAACTCTAGCACCTCCGTTCTTTGACATTTTCCTTACAACTCCCCTTTAAACTGAAATAATCTGAATAATCACTTTAAAGGTAATTCATATAAACAACTAATAATTTAAAAATACTTAACAATTTACTTGCATTTGATTACAACGCATTGTAATATTGTACATCATTTAACCCTAATCAATCAAAACAATGAAAAATTCAACCAAAACAATCAACGCAAACACAAAAGCAAACCTTATCGCTTTCGGCATTATGGCGGTAATTTTGACCCTAGGGATCATTTACGGCTTGGAATTAACCAATAGTTTCTACATCTCTGAGAATTACTAATATGAGAAAGGCTAGAAAAGTACTCGTGCAGATTATTTATTTTATTATCGCATTTAGCCCAATTTTCTTCTTGGGTTATTTGCTAGGACTTAAACTATTAGAAAACTAAAAAACAGAAAACATGGAAAATTTAACTGAAAAAATTGCAATTGAGTTCTTAAAGTCCAAAGGTTACTTGACAGACTATTTCTTTCACAGAATAGATGTGCAAAGAAAGTACAATGCAACAGATGAAGAGGCGGACGATATCATTAGAACTGCGGTAGGTAGCGATGGAATTATGGAGAGAATATTTGATGGCATCGACATTTTATGTAATGGAGAACTTCAAGCAATAAATCTCAATAGAGATGTAACAGAGTCAGACCTTATGATTATGTCAAGGGATGGCATTATCGGATGGCTATGTTGGAATGATAGAAACGGAGTTTACACAGACTATGAGTGCGAACTAGAGGGAATTGAGCCTCTTACAAGAGAGGAAGCATTGCAAATCGCATTAGAACAAATTAGAGGATAATATTCATAACTAAAACACACACACAATGAGAACAACAGAAAATTTTTCAGTCGCTTACTTAGAAGCAAAAGGAAAAGCCATTATTTGGGATGCATACGCAGAGTATTTCACCGCTGAGGAGATTATGGAGGAGGGATTTAATATTAATAGCGGATATGTTTATTTGGCTTTAGAGATGGGGGTAACCATTGCAAGTGCTTTCGGTCGAGAGGTTGAGTATATAGTATTTAACCATGAGACTGAGGAGGAGATGTTTTTCGATTCCATCCTCTCACTCCAAACCTATTTAGAAATGGTTAAAAAAGGTTAACCGATGAGACTTTAGTAGTCGAAACATTAGGGGGGATAAATCCCCCTTTTGTCTTAACCATAAACACACACACAATGAACACAGAAATCAGAATGAATAGCAAATGGGAAGCACTACGAGATTTTTCCATAGGTATCGGCTCACACAGTCAGAACCCAAATTCAACCAACCTAATTATCAAACGAGGTTCAATCCTAGTTTGGGATGATGATGCACCAAACGGAAATGTTTGGTTTTATGTCGAAATAGATGGAGTAAAACACCGAGGCAAAATAGAAAGCGGAAGCATTTTAAACCTAATTAACAGAGATTTAATCCAATTAGTTGACAACGGCAGAGGGTTTGTAATTTATACCGAAGCATATGTCAAAAGATATTTGAACGATTAATGGGATCACCGAGGCTTAATTTTAACTAAAACACAAACACAAAATGAAAAATTGGATAATTATTGATTGGAGTTGTAACAGATGTTTTGTCAACCATAGGTTTAAAACATCCACTGAGGCTTGGGATTTTTTATATTCTACATTTTCTACAGATGAGGAAATAGATGAATTTTATGTGGTAAAAGAACTACTCATTAAATGAGGGGGTATAAATCCCCCTCTTTTTTTTAGCCTTTTTTAAGCCATCCAAATTTTCGCCTATGTAACACCACCAAAATAAAAATATCGTTCAACCAGCGACCTAAAAATAGGTCTTATCCGATTTTTACGGATATGGCATGACCTTGCCTTGCATCTCCTTGCATGGCATGACCTTGCATGACCTTGCACGGCTATAGATACCCCCATAGTGTAAAACATGACCCATAGTGTAAAACATGGCGGGAAAATACCCATAGTGTAAAACAGAACCGGTTGACCAGGTTAGTGTAAAACAGAACCGTTTTGCCTTGGCTTCTACTTAAAAATAAAACCAGCCAATCAAATAAATAAATTACCCTTAGTGTAAAACAGAACCCATAGTGGAAAATAAAATTGACAAATCCCTTGCAACTAATACAAGTCTTTGTAAATTGCATCATAATTAAAACAAACACCCACAATGCTAAAAGATCACCATTACTGCTTAGACCAGTCTGGATTTAGCTTAGAGCTAGAATCCTTCGAGAATGACGGAATCGTTCTCAATCTCTACTTCGGTAGAGGCAAGTCCCTAGACCTTCAGATATACGATGACCTCACAGAGTCTTTCTCTGATGCGTACCGTACTATCTGTGCCGTGCTAGACCCATTTATTGTTGAACAAATAGAACAGGAGGTAAGAAAATGCTTTACGAAATGATGAGTGCCACAGAGTACGGAGTACTCAAAGGCTATAGTGAAAAATCAACCCGAGTACACCAGATTATTCGTTCCGGTGTATTCCCTGCCGAATGGGTGCAAGCACCTAAGAAGATAGGCAACCAATGGATAGTATTCGTTTCTACTAAATGGATTCAAGATGGTAGAGGATAGAATTAAAGAATGGATTCTTGAAAACTATGGGGAACTACCCGATAGTGTAAAACATGAGATGCTGATGACCTTTGAGATGTATTGGGATCAGTTTAATTTCAGATACGCTGAGATTAAAACTTTAGAAACTTTTAAACACTTGAAGCCATGACCTGGGTGTATGTCATTCTCATGCTGACCTCAGCTTACCTAATAGGTTTAGGTATAGGCATAGTGAAAAAGCATAGTGAAAAATACTTCATCATGGATTTTCTAATCGGATGTTCAATCGTAATTATTATCAACTTAATCTTTATAATCACAAACACATGAAAGAATTAATTGCAATCCAGTCGGAGTTGAAAGCTCCAAAGAATCAGTTCAACGCATTCGGGAAGTATAAGTACCGGAGCTGCGAAGACATCCTAGAGGCATTGAAGCCCCTTCTATTGAAGTACGAATGTACCTTGACTATTGAGGATGAGATAAAGGAAGTAGGAGGTATTGTATTCGTAGAAAGTACCGTATCTATTCAGGTAGATAAAGAAGGCAGAACAGAGGGCAGAGCAGTTACTGCGCAGGCAGGTATTGACATCAACCGCAAGGGTATGGATATAGCTCAGTCCTTCGGTAGCTCCGCCAGTTACTCTCGGAAGTATGCACTTTCGGGTCTTCTTTTAATCGATGATACGAAAGACCCTGATACTACAAATGACCATGGCGCAAAAAAAGAGGAATTAAGTCCTAAGCATCCAAAGTGGAATGGCGCAAAGGAATCTGTTTCCAAAGGTCAAGTGACTATGGCGCAAATTAAGGCGGTTTATATTTTAACATCTGAAAACGAAAAACTATTATTATCATGAACTTTAAATGCAGAGCAAGTGCCCTAGGTCAGTTGATGACTAACGCTAGGTCAAAATCAGAAACTTTATCTCAGACAGCTAAGAGCTACATCGAAGATTGGGTAAAAGAGCAGATTTACGGAGTAAAAAAGCAGATTAAATCTAAGTACATCCAGAAGGGATTGGCTTTAGAGGATATGGCGATTGAGTTCTATTCTATTGCCAAGGATCAGAGTTTTATGATTAAAAATCTGGACAACTTTGAAGATGATTTCTTCACCGGTACTCCCGACTGTATGCACGAGGGTATAGTCTATGACTTCAAGACCTCATGGGACTGCTATACGTTCCCTCTGTTCGACCAAGAGCCTGACATGGGTTACTACTATCAACTTCAGGTTTATATGCACCTGACAGGCTTAAAAAAGGCTAAGTTGGTTTACACGTTGCAGGACACTCCTGAGTACTTGAGTTATGAGGAGCCTGTAAGCTATGCTGAGGTAGATAATGCCTATAGGATTAAGGAGTTTGATATCGAATATGATCCTGAAGTAATTGAAAAAGCAAAGGAGAAAGTATTGGAAGCTCGCGAATTTGTTAAAGAGATGATATCATGAGCGATATAACGATGTGCGAAGGAATAAATTGCCCAATCAGGGAAAAATGTTTTAGGTTTATAGCAGAGCCTGATTGGATGCAGCATTACTTTCTAAAAACTCCATACGAGTATAGCTACTGCGATAAGTTTATATCACTAGAAGAGGAAAAAGATATTAATCAAATAAAGTGGATACAATGCCAGATATAACGATGTGCCCAGGGACAAACTGTCCCCAGAAAGAGAAGTGCTACCGATTTACGGCTAAGCCATGTGATTATCAATCCTACTTTACGAAAGCACCAATCAAGGATGATAAGTGTGAATACTATTGGGGAGAAAATGCTGAATCAGTTTGGAATCAACTAAAAGAGATTGTGAAATGAAAGACAAAGAAAAGCAAAGACAATTAATTGTAGAAATTATGAAAGCAGATGAAAACTCAGGTATTTACACCATTAGTAAGCAGACAGCAGTAGATTACCTATTTGAAAAACTCTGGCAAATGCCAAAGGATAAATTAGTCTGGCAGCATTATTTAGAAAAGGCCAAGCAAATGGAAAAGCACCAGATTAAAGAGGCTTATAAAGTAGTTGATTTAGATATACTACATGAAGATGTTGGTGAAATTAATTCAGAACAATACTATAAAGAAAACTACGAATGAAAAACACAGCAGTAGAAATGTTTGCCACGAAAGTGATGTCTTTAAATATTACTCCTAAACAGATGCATTACTTCTTGGAATGGTTTGAACAAGCTAAGGAGATGGAAGAACATCAAATAGCAGAAGCTCACACAGCAGGATTCCTTGCTGGTGACAATAATGTTTACAGAGGAGGATATTTTTATTATCATGTAACTTATAGAAAATGACATCACTAACACAGGATCAGAAAACAGAAATAGTAAGACTTTACAAGCTAAAGATTCTTAATAAGAACATAGCTACCATCATGGGGCTATCTAAGCACGTTGTAAACAATTATATCTACAAGGACTACCTAAAGACTAATGAGCGTGCAAAGAATACAGGAGCGCATCTAAAATTAGCTGATGATGTAATTGAGATGTACAAGAACGGACTACCGTATAAAACAATAGCAGAACGGACTTCATTAAAGTACCATCAGATTTGTGAGATTCTAAAGCTTACTACATTCCGCAGGAGACAAGGAATAACCATAAAGAATCTTAGAGAAGTACAACGAATGTATGAGGATGGGAGTAGAATTGCCACCATTTCTTATAAGCTAGATTTAAGCTACGGACAGGTGGAATACTGGGTAAGAAAGATCAGGGAAGGGGTGTACACAAGTGTACACTAAGTGTACACCTAAGTGTAAACCAAAATCGGTCTCCATTGGCTCCAATCGCAATAAGTGAACACAATGGACACTTTTTGGCAAAAATGAAAAAAAATAAATTTTCAGTAGGTAAAAAAAAATACATTACGAAAAAAAGTGTAAACTTGTAAACCTAAGTCAAAAAAGTGCCAAAAATCGGTCAAATTTTAATGTATAAGCGGTTTTAGGGGTTTACACTCTAGTGTAAACTTAGTGTAAACTTAGTGTACACTTTTTGCCAA